ATGCTCACCGTTAAGCAGATTGAAGCAGCAAAGCCGAAAGAAAAACCATACCGCCTTCTCGATGGTAATGGTCTGTACCTTTATGTCCCTGTATCCGGGAAAAAGGTATGGCAGCTTCGCTACAAGATTGGCGGTAAGGAGAAAATCCTGACCGTCGGAAAATATCCGCTTATGACTTTGCAGGAGGCAAGGGGTAAAGCATGGACTGCGAGGAAAGATATCTCGGTTGGCATCGATCCGGTAAAGGCGAAAAAGGCTTCGTCTAACAACAATTCCTTTAGTGCGATTTACAAGGAATGGTACGATCACAAGAAGCAAGTATGGTCAGTAGGGTATGCGACTGAACTTGCAAAAATGTTTGATGACGACATTTTACCCATCATCGGCAGCCTTGAAATTCAGGATATTGAGCCGATGCAACTGCTGGAAGTAATCCGCAGATTTGAAGATCGCGGTGCAATGGAGCGAGCCAATAAAGCCCGCAGAAGATGCGGCGAGGTTTTCCGTTACGCTATTGTCACCGGAAGGGCTAAATATAACCCGGCACCTGACCTTGCAGACGCCATGAAAGGATACCGCAAGAAGAACTTCCCGTTTTTACCTGCAGACCAGATCCCGGCATTCAACAAAGCACTTGCAACATTTTCAGGAAGTATCGTATCGCTCATTGCGACAAAAGTTTTACGCTACACAGCCCTAAGAACGAAAGAGCTTCGTTCCATGCTATGGAAGAACGTCGATTTTGAAAACAGGATTATCACCATCGACGCCAGTGTGATGAAGGGTCGCAAAATTCATGTGGTTCCTATGTCAGACCAGGTAGTTGAACTTCTCACTACGCTAAGCTCTATCACCAAACCAGTATCAGAGTTTGTTTTTGCCGGGCGCAACGATAAGAAAAAGCCAATCTGCGAGAACGCGGTGCTACTTGTGATCAAACAAATCGGCTATGAGGGTCTGGAAAGCGGTCACGGATTCAGGCATGAATTCAGCACGATTATGAACGAGCACGAATGGCCTGCAGACGCCATTGAAATGCAACTGGCACATGCCAACGGCGGATCTGTGCGCGGGATTTACAACCATGCTCAGTATCTCGATAAGCGCAGAGAAATGATGCAGTGGTGGGCGGACTGGCTTGATGAAAAGGTAGAGTGAGCGACCTTAAACTATCGAATAGCACAAAGTCTTGCAATCCAGTGCAAAGCTTTGTGCGCCTCAGTTTTGTCTAAGCGTTCTACTGAAAACATAGTAAAATCGGTAACGGCTGGAAATCATTCAATACTCGCACGATCGGAAGTTCACCAGCCAGTCGTAGCACGTTCTTGCATACGACGTGGCTACGGGTTTCGAGACCGACCCGATCATCAAACGAAACATAAAATTAGCTCACATTATGAGGAAAGGTATCTTTTTGCGCTATGTAAATTCAAAGGGTTAGCCTCATTTTCCCGATGGCTTTCTCAACACTACTAGTTGTGAGCCCTTGCAATGTTCATTAATATACGTCTCACAAATAATTCACAGATATTGCAAAATGGATATTACTGAGTTTCCTTCTGGAGTAATTGAACACCTTGGCTGGTATGTATACCGATTGATTGATCCTAGGGACGGAAGCACCTTCTATGTAGGGAAAGGCAAAGGTAACCGCGTATTTGCCCATATGCGCGGTGAAGTGGCAGCGGCTGATGATGACGAGTTACTGAGCAACAAGCTAAAGCAAATCAGAGAAATAAGATTAGCGGGACTTGAAGTTATCCATGTCATCCATCGACATGGAATGACTGATGAAAAGACGGCGTACGAAGTTGAAGCAGCACTTATTGATGCCTACCCTGGGTTAACGAATATCATGAATGGTGCTGGCAGCAATGAATTCGGCGCCGCGCATGTCAAAGAGTTGATAGCAACATATCAACCCGAAACCATAACATTTCATCATAAAGCATTAATGATTTCCGTTAACAGAAGTGCAAAGGATTCAGAGCTTTATGATGCGGTTCGATTTAGCTGGCGCATTAATGTCTCTCGCGCCAGCCAAGCAGAAGTCATTCTTGCTACTGTAAGGGGGATCGTTCGAGGGGTTTTCATTGCTGATAAATGGCTCAAATCAACACGTGAAAATTTCCCTACGATGAAATACTGGGACGAGGATCCGGACTTTGAGGCAACACAAAGTTCTCGCTATGGTTTTGAAGGTCGAGAAGCCCCACCTGAAATAGCAAATCTTTATCTTGGAAAAAAAATACCAGATGAATTAAGAAAAAAAGGAGCTATGTCCCCGGTCCGTTACTCACCTAATTTTTGAGTCTTTAAGTGATAAGCATAAACCGCAGCACGATCTTCTTGCATACGACGTGCTACGGTTTCATTTATCTCCGACCGGAAACTTCTTATACAGTGTCGATATACCAACATCATAGATGATCGCCACCTTCTGGCGAGGAACGCCTGATGCAATTAATCGCCCGGCCTGCGCCCATTGTTCTGGTGTAAGTTTGGGACGACGTCCACCAATTCGTCCCTGTGCGCGAGCAGCTTCCAGTCCAGCTTTTGTTCGTTCAACAATCAGTTCTCGTTCCATTTCAGCCAGGGCACCCATGACATGAAAAAAGAAACGGCCCATTGGGGTACTGGTATCAATACTGTCAGTCAGGCTTCGGAAATTCACGCCACGCTGGCGCAACTCTTCTATCAGCGTAACAAGATGCCGCATACTGCGCCCTAACCTGTCCAGCTTCCAGACAACCAGAGTGTCACCTTCCGATAATGTCCTGAGCAGTTTTTTCAGTCCCGGCCTTTCGGACTTTGTACCGCTTATCTTGTCTTCAAAAATCAGCTCGCATCCTGCACAGTTCAGCGCATTACGCTGTAGATCTGTGTTCTGGTCATTTGTTGACACACGTACATAGCCAATAAGCATGGTAGATCCCCCTGACAAAAGCAGGAATGATGCCATTTGCTCGTTATTTCTGCATTTTTATAAACGTTGGTTTGGGAGAAGGCTCTGCATTACCTGTTGGTGTGCCTGTTCCATGGCCTTCAGCCACACCGCCAACAGGCTGGCTGAAATGCAACGGTGCGGCTTTTTCTGCTGAAGAATACCCGGAACTGGCAAAGGCTTATCCGACAAATAAATTGCCTGATTTACGTGGTGAGTTTATTCGTGGCTGGGATGACGGGCGCGGTATTGATGCAGGACGTGTTTTATTGAGCATTCAGACAGGGATGCTGGAAAAACACCGCCATATTGTTGTTGCCAATGATGGTTACGACACAAAAGATGAATGGGAACTGGCTACGATTTTCAAAAAGACATACACACAAGGACGGGGACTTGATGCCACAAATACAGGAGGGAGTCTGATCCCATCACCGACACTTCATTCACGAGGGAGTATCGGTAATACTGGCGGGAGTGAAACCCGTCCACGAAATATTGCATTTAACTATATCGTGAGGGCTGCATAATGGATAACGCCGTATTAAATAGCGAGCTTATTGCCACGAAGGCGGGGAATATTACCGTCTATAACTATGATGGTAAAACTCGGGAATATATTTCTACTTCAAATGAATATCTTGCCATTGGTGTCGGTATCCCTGCATATTCCTGTCTGGATGAACCTGGTATACATAAGGCGGGTTATGCTATCTGCCGTTCGATGGATTTAAACTCATGGGAATATGTGCCAGACCATCGCGGTGAAATCGTCTATAACACCGAAACGGGAGACGCCAAAGAAATCACAGCTCCGGGTGATTATCCTGAAAATACAACCACTATCGCCCCGTTAACGCCATTCGATAAATGGGATGGTAAGAAATGGGTGACCGATACTGAGGCACAGCATAGCGCCGCAGTAGACGCGGCAGAAGTACAGCGTCAGTCACTGATTAATACTGCAATGGCTTCCATTAGTCTGATTCAACTTAAATTGCAGGCCGGGCGGAAGCTGATGCAGGCAGAGACCACCCGACTTAACACTGTGCTGGATTACATTGACGCGGTGACGGCAACAGATACCAGCACAGCGCCGGATGTCATCTGGCCTGAACTGCCGGAGGCGTAGGCCATTCAATATCTGGCACACTGGAGGTATCAACCAGCTCCAGTGCGTCCAGGTAATCCAGCCACAAATTATATTGCGCCAGTTCCTCGTCTTTCAGACGACCAATAGCGGCTTTACCGGGCCATTGTTTACTGTTCATGTATTCGTTGGCCTGATTAAGCAATAATTGCCTTTCTGATTCTGCCTGTTGAATAAGTTCTTCATGTGATGGTGGAGGTATTAGTGCCCATGTGGGTAATCCATTTTCTCCTGCAACACGAATTTTGCCATCTGGGGGCGTATTTATTGCAAATTCATTATAAACATCATCACTGACAGCCAGAGCATCATCTGGCCATGAATTTGCATTAATGTAATCATCCTTAAGTGCAGGATTCACAAAAATGTTTAAAGATGGACTATAAAACATATTACACCCCTATAGCGATATAACGACCTAATACAGCGTTTGCAGCAGTCGCTATGCTTGAAAAACCGCGGAACTGATTTGATGTAATTGCAGAAGCCGACAGGATTCCTGCGCCTGAAGGTGTATGCCCCACATGACTAACTATCATTCCATAACATGCTGACGGAAAGGCAAAAGGAAAATCATTAAGATATCCGGCATCTTCACCACCAGACCCACCAAATCTCGCCTGCCCCCACTGAATAATCAGTGTTCTCCGGGAACCTGAAATAATTAACGGAATCGTTACATACCCATTCAGACCAATGACACCCGATGCAGTGCCAGCCAGAGATAATTCTCCCAAACCAAGGTTTTCGAGAGCCGTTTTCACCGCGCCATCCGATTTGATATCACCAAACGGATTCTTGCGGCTCAGGTATTCAACAGCAAACCCCGATCCCAGCAATTCAACAAAACCGGGCAGATCACCATTATCAAGCACATCCCGTTGCGTTTTGTCACTTACAAACTGGGCCAGAGCTGCAGCAATAAAGCTGGCCTGCCGAATAACCTTATTGACTTGCGCACTGGATGCTTTCCCTGCTGTAAATCCGGATAAAAGCGCAGGCAACGCTTCCCATTCCTCCTGCGACATAACATTGGCATTTTTACCCGTTGCGAATGCTTTAAAGTCATTTTTTGCCATCAGAGTAATACTCCCCATGCCCCTACATCAAAACCACTGATGAATTCGTTATCCATATCAAAACCAAAAAATTTTGAACCTTCCGATGGGGTTTCCACCGAAGGTGTTTCAATGCTACCCGCCCACACCCCGGCGGCTTTTACTGTGAGATATCCCTGTTTAATTGCAGCAATTAACTCACGCGATACATCTGAAATATCAGTATCAGGAAAGAGCCAGACCGATATCGTCATGTCCTGGTTATCGACTATCTGCATTCGCAGTCCGGATCCTGCTGTCGCCGCGTCAAGAATTGCTGGAAGCGAATCATTCCGTCCGTCCCAGTTATTAATCGCAATCTTCGCTTTAAGGATGACACGATAAGTTTCATCGCTGAGGTACATGTATCCGGAATCAGGATCGTATGGCCCCTGCCATACACCCTGATCATATCCAAGCCCGTCGGTATCCCAGCTGAAATAGACACCTGAGATAGGCTGGCTGACAACACGGCTACGTCCGATCCAGAGCCCGAGGGTATCAAGCTGGACGCCTACCGCCGTATCAATGTCAAAAGCGCTAACCAGCCCCCGGGTGGCTGATGTGATGTCAATCAGCGGCCGGGTGCTCAGGTCTATGTGATCAAAGTATTTCGGTCTGGTGGCGTGGTAGTTGGTGATTAAATCTGTGTACTTGCTCATGACGTCACCGTTAGAACAATATTTTCCGCCTTACAGGACGCTGATTCGTTGTAGGCGATATTGATATTCGCCGCCGCTACCGTTCCGGCAGATTTGCCAATCAGCAGCTCCTGAATGTCGTAATAGCGTGCACTGCCACCACTCACCACGCCGAGGTTCGCCGGGGAGTAAATGCGGCTCAGCAGAACAGAATCACCGATCGTCAGCCCGTTGATGTAATCCGCGACGGCCTGCTGAATCTGTACGCCAATTTGCGACGTGTAGCCCGTAAAGGCTTTCAGTGTGATATGACCGTAAATCGTTACATCAGTCGAACGCGAAAAACTGATCACGTGTGGATTGCCGTAGGTGTCCGGTACCGTGACAGAAGTAGTACCGTAGGTCGCCGTTCCCTGCCCTTTATTCCCCCTGATGGTCTGGGCTATTTCGGTAACATCTCCACCATCGACGATGGCGGAAATTGAGTGTGGCGGCAGCCCGTTGCTGTCGGTTGCTCCAGTGTCGTTCTCATACAGCTTGTGACGTGTCACGCCAGCAACATTAGCAATTGCGCCGTCGACGCCTTCAAACGGTGTGATCGATGGTAGCGCGACGCTTTGCCCCTGCCGAATGCGCAGTTCGGCGTCGGTTTCGGCTGGTGAACCGACAGTAGCCGCAGCCGGGTTGGTTACCGACACCCAGCCGCGAGTCGGTGTGTTAATGGTGGTGATAGTCCCGGCCATCGCCGCAACCGAACCGCTATTCGCACATGTGGCCGTCACCAGCACAGTACCATCAACGCCGATCGCTACACTCGCGGGAAAATTCCAGATAATGCCGTTTTTATCCCGTGCGGAGCCATTCGTGATAGTCGTGCCCGCCGTACCGGTTAACAGAAGGTCAGCAGTAGAGTTTGTCGCTACTTTTCGCGTGATCCCGTTAATTTTCACATTACTGCTAAGCGCTGCGGCCTGCGCTGTCGTTGGTGAAAACGAGTTGTAGATCTCGATAGCGGTATTGTTAGCGTCATGCACGGCAAGAGCTACCAGCGCGACCATTTGCCCATCTTTGCTGTCTGGTTCGAGGTAGGCATCACTACCGTAAATCTGCCTGAAATAGCTGGTCAGTGTATCGAGGATTGTCTGGTAATCAGGCGCACTAATCCCCTGGGCGGTTACCGTTGCCGATAGCCCCAGCGTGTCGAGGTTCAAAGCCATTTATGCCTCGCTTGTTACAGTCGTCTGGCCGTAGATTGTGTCAATGGAGGAAGTGAAAGTGACGCGGCGGCTGGTGCCGTCATAATTGGTATCGAAGGAAAGCATCGACAGAACGCCCGGCGTGTCCTGAATGCGTTCGCGTATAGCCAGGATGTAGACGTCTGATCGCTGTTTCCCAAGCACTGACTGAACATACGGCGTGCCTTCCGTCAGATCGAGAAACCACTGACCGCGCCACAGCTCGAAACGGGTTTTTACGGCCTGGGCGACACATTCCGGACTGTCGATAAGGAAGGTGTCGTCACCTTGCCCGAAAGTGTAATCGCCGTCAGCATCTTCGCGACGGTATCGCATAGATTAACCTCCCAGCGGCTTAGTATTGCTTCCGCCGCTCTCAACGCCGCCATGGGTATGCTTATCCACGATAGAACCGTCCACCAGCTGCAAGCGACCGTCTGGCAGGATTTTTAGCCCGTTAAGGTTGAATCCGCCCGGTGCAGTGCAATTTATTGCCCCACTGGATGGGTTAAGGCTTAACTTTGTGCCGCCGTCATCGCTGCGCAGCTCTACCGAACTGCTACTGATACCGCTGATTCTCTGTGCTTGCGACTGCGGGCCAACGATGGCGAACGCATCAGACAAGTCATGCTGACGCGGGTCGACGGTCTCCTGAACGCCGCCGCTTTGCCACCAGAAATCGATGCAACGGTCGGCAAATATCAGCAGGCACTCGTCGCCTTCTTTTACCGGAAAGGTCAGGGTGCAACCGCCGCCGCGCGGAAAGATAACCGGTACATCCACCAGCGGTTTTAATTCGGTGGAGCCGTCGCCAACAATACCGCGAAGCGCCACATCTACTGTGCAGGTTACAGCGTCAGGATCGAACGACTGAATGATGCCTGGCATCGCCACGCGCATCTGGGTAGACACCGAATCGGCAATGGCCTGCGCGGTCTGCTGCTCTCCGCCGATCTGTGATTGAGTTGGAATTGGCATAAAAACCCCATAAAAAAACCCGCCGAAGCGGGTCAGATTTGATGTTACTTTCTTTTAACATTAACAGGGCGATTACCACCAAAGCTTTCAAATACTACCTTTCCAGGCGGAACTGTTAAAGATGAGTCGTATCCTTCCCTTTCAACCGAGTTACCTGGTAATTCTTTGTGAGAATAACAATCTCCATCATGTGATTTCTTTTCTCTAATGAACCCAAGGTTATCTTTAGGTGCATGGACTGGCTTTTTAGTACTCATATTTCACCTTATGTAAATCTTATTAATAAAAAACTTATCAGGAAGATAATGAAGGACCAAGCCCCAAAAAGCATTGCTTCGGAACCTTTCTGTATTACGGCTACTTTTTCTTTGTGAACTTCATCAAGTTTATCAATGAAGTCAGTGTAACTACTTGCAAATGAACTCATTGAGTTTTGTCGCGGGTTACCCATAAAAAAGTCGATAATACTTGCATCGGTTGCCGGTCTCATACCTTCACGAGGTTGCATTGCACTAAAAACAAATCCCCATGAAATAAGAAAAAAGACAAAAAACAGAGCCAGTGACAACCAGCATAGAACCCTTGGGGGAGTAATTTCTGATACAAAAATATAGCTATCCCAATAGCGAACTATCAACATAGAAATAGTAAGTATGACGTTGATTGAACCGAAAATTTTAGTCGCTTTATCCTCTAACCTACGTAACGATGTTAGTGCAAACTCATATTGTTTTTGTTGATAATCAAAAACAAATTTCGCCCGCTCAATCCATTCTTTCTGATCGTCGGTAGGGGCTACAGATTTAGGGTTACCTGTGCTCAATTAGAAACTCTCTTACAGTCATAAGTCGCATACTGACGCGGCGCGTCCATACTGGCTTGCAACCACTGGGCGTTGAGAATGGCTTTACCGTTACGCTTGATGTATTCCAGCCCTACCCAACGGCCGGGCTGGTTGGTTGCAACCGTCCATTCCATCTTCAGATTTTGATAATCTTCCTTTTCTTTCAGAAAGGTCATTTTCTGGTTTTCAGGCTTTGCACCGTTAATGTGCATCAAACCATCGTTCCCTGCGGTCAGACGAAAAGGCCCACACTGAGTGTCCGCTAAAGCAGACGAAGCACCAACAAAAGCTAAAGCTAAAGCTACGCCGCAAATAACATTGCTGATTTTTGTCATGTTATACCTGTACTTTTTGAAGCGTCGACTGGCTATAAAGTTCACGAGACCCACGCGCAAAACACATTAAATCCATGTACCACGTCTGGCCTCTGGTGTCGCCAGTATAGTCGATAGCTTTGACGATATAAATGCCATCTGTCGCAATGCTGGCTGCCTGTGACGTCGTGCCGGTCAGCACGCGGTTGCCGTTCTCTTCTGTTTCGGTGATACTCCCGGGCGACTGAGCGATTTCGCTATTGCCAAGCGCGGCGCGGTAAACTGAAGCCTGATCGAGCTGGATAAGACCATTAATGCGGATGTTCGGGTTTATCAGGCACCGCACGTTTACGCCGCCGCCCATCGTCTGCTGCGGCATACCGATCAGGCCAGTATCGGCATTTAATACAATGGCTTCGTGAATATACTTATCCTCCGGCACCATCTGGACCTGTCCATCCACCAGCTGCCATGTCGCTTTGCACTGCGCAGCAATATTATCCATCACGTTGCGGCTGGATGAGTAAATCGCGCGGCCACGAGGAAACACGGTATCAGGAAAATCGCCGGTAATGCCCTGTGTCACGCCGAACGCGTTGAAATCCTGCATCGTCGCCCGGTGCAGATCCGCAACGGTATAGCCAGCGGCAAGCGTAGTGATGGTAGTCGCGTAGAGGAACGCTTCGTGATCTCCAATAGCCTGAATCAACACCCAGGAATCGGTAATGTTGTCCTTCCCGGTTACGGTAAAGCGAATATCACCGTCAAAAATCAGGCCGTAGTTCTGACCGTTCACCTGCCCTATCTGGTCTGGTGAAATCTCTCGGGCGACGCCAACCTGGCTAGCATCAACATCCGGCGCTATACCGTCATACCCGGCAATGATGCGAATTTTGGCAAACTCCTGCCCCAGTATCTTGTTCGTGGTATCGGTCGAAAGGTTGTAAATTTTCACGTTCGCCACGCGCGGCCAGCGTGTGTCTGCCCACTCGATCTGGAACGTGACCTTAAAGTCAGACAGGGAAACGCCCTGCCCGTTCTGGTCCAACAGTTGCAGCTCAAAATGGCGCATCCAGTTAAGAGACATTTCTACTCCTGTACGAAAATGAGGTGGCTGTATGTGCCGAGGTTGGTTTTGGTGGGTTCGTCTGGTGCCCCCTTATCGGTCGCCACCACCAGCGCACCATCAATGCCAAGCTGTGGATATTGTCGTAAAAGGTTCACGCCGGTCAGTAGAGGTACGCCAGAGAGAAGCGCGGCACCGCCGCTATCCATCACGTCCATAATCCAGCCTGCCGCATCACGCCAGATGATCCTGAGCGTGTACGTGGTATTGCCCAGCAAAACGCGGAACTGCTGATTGTCAGGAGAAAGCGGTATTTCGTTAAACTGCATATTATCCCCCGAATGCTGATGTAATGCTTCCGCCCAGCTGGCTCAGCAAGGATTCGTTTGGCGGTGTAGTGGATTTCGTCCCGGAATTCTGCACTGCCGATGTGCTGACGCCATCCTGCATATCTGATTTATCTGCAACGCTAACGCTCTGCGTCTGCGACATGATCACTTCACGCAGGGTAAGCGTGCAGTTCAGCACGTTCTCGCTGGTTTTATCCGTTGTCACCTCGATGGCTCGCACCAGCATATTGCTGTAAACCCGCTTTCCGGTCATTACATCGAACGGCAACCGAGAGGACTGGAGATCCAGCAGTTGCTGATAGGTCTCTTTCGGGCTAAGTCCGGCGCTGAGGCCGATTGACGATGTATCAATGAAGTCCAGCAACGAACCGCCACCAGCGAAGCCGCATTCCATTGTGACTTCACTGGGGCGCTTGTACGCATGATCGGCGATGAAACCCGAGGCACTATTCGTTGTTGGCTTCTCCACCGGGTGCTCAGTAATTTCGAGCGCATCAGAATGCTTTTCAGAAACAACCACGCTGGGGATTAATATTCCAATTCGCCGGGATTGCTGGCGAAAAATCGCTGATAAAATATCCATTATCTCGGTCCTGCGGTGAGTTGCTGGGTTAACTGTGAGTTCACACCCTTTTGACGGTCAACAGTCAAACGGGCAGCCTCGCGCGGATCGGAAACGCCGTGGATGTTAATATTCGTTTCCTGCTGAATCACCGGGGCGCTGTTGGGCATATTGCTCATCACTTTCGGAATGTAGTTACGCGTTTCCTGCGGCATTAGCCCCATGCCATAACGCTTAACATTCCCGATCCCCCAGTTATATGATGCCAGTGCTTTGCTAAGGTCTCCGCCGTTCTGCCGCAACAGCTGGCTAAGGTACTTAGCGGCTGCCTTGGCGGCCTTCTCCGGGTCGAAAACATCGTTCCCACGCAACCCCATATCACGCGCCGTGCCGTCCATAAACTGAAACAGACCTTTAGCGCCAGCGCCTGAAACAGCGAACTGATTACCTCCCGATTCCGTGATGGCCACACTGCGCAGCAAACCTTCAGGAAGCCGGTAGAGCTGTTCCAGGTTGGTAAGCATCGGCTGCATCCATCCCAGCAACTCAGAGCCCGCTTTGGTTGGCTGTGGCCGCTTGACTGACTGGCCGAGCTGTTCAGGTTCATCAGTACCAAACCAGCCGCGCACCGTTCGGCCCACGCTGCGAGGATCGAATCCCCAGTGCTCTTTAATCCAGTCGGCGGTACCGTTGGCGCTGTCAGTAACCATCGGCATCGCTGACGGATTTTCGCTGCCCTGATTGAGCATCTGTTTGCCAATGCTGGCGGCATCAGCCCAGCGGCCATCTTTAATGGCGTTGAGCAGGTCGGCGATCATATTCAGCATTTTGCTGAACTCGCCCATCTGGTCGATGAAGTTGCTGAAATCCCACTTCAGGGACCATGATTTGGGGTCAATATTGAGCAGCTTCGCCAGAGCTTTCGCCAGTTCGTTAACGGTCGATTTAAGGTCACGAACCATCTTCAGCGCGGCGTCGACTTCCGGTTTCCACTTGCCCCAGTCGATAAGGCTGTCGCCGCCCTCCTTCCAGGTCTGATAGTCCTCCCACAGAAGAGCAATCCCCGCCGCCAGCGCGGTAATGAGGCCAATCGGCGACATCCAGAACGTACTGTTCAGAATGCGCAGCGCAATCGTCAGTGCGCCAAACAGCGAGATCAGCTCCCGGGTTTGCTTATCCAGCGATTGCCACCAGGTAATAAGGCTGGATGTCCCCTCAATAAGCCGGAAGAACAACCGCCCGATGATGTCCCCGAGCGCCAGAATGCCTTTTATGGCTTTCGTCAGGGTCTGCTCGATGCGCGGGAAATTATCCAGGATATGACGGCGCAGCGTGTCCAGCGAACCCGCCAGACCACCAGCAAGATTAGAGCCGATTTTGTCACGGGCCATGCCTGCCATCGCGCCGAACTCGCGCATAGAAGTCATGAACTTATTGGAGCTTCTGGCCGCCTCGTCAGCATTAAAGCCGATAGCCTTCGCCATTGCGCTGTAGTGCCCGGAGAAACCGCCCACACCCCGGCGCATCGCCATGAGGGTGTTTTCGTCAATCCCCAGCATCTGCGCATACTGGTTAGCCCGGTAGTACGGCATGCTGCTGAGCTTCTGGCCGACACCCGTAAAGATAGCGGCCATGTCACGCATGTTACCGCTGGCGTCACGGGTCTGTACGCCCAGGCGATTCAGGAAGCCTTCCGCGCCGGGATTGTTACGCACAAATCGGGAGAGGCTTTCCAGAGAAGATCGCGCAGCGTCCACACTGCCACCAACCTGCGAAACCGCATAGCCAATAGACTGAATCCCCTGTACCGTCGCGCCGGTGCGCTGTGACGCCCAGTAGAGATTATCCAGACCGGAGGCGATCTTAGCCGTGAAGGCCACCACGGTAAGCGCGGCACCTTCGACGGCCAGCCCCATTTTGATAGCGTTTGCGGTCGTGCCGGCCAGGACTGAATCGAACTTTTCCGCGCCAGCTTCGTCGATATCGAAACCAAGCGAGACGAGGAAATCTTTAATAGTCTCAGCGTTCATTATCCTCTCTCCATTTCTCTATACGGCGCTGGTTGTCAGCCTTAACGGCCAGGTGGTCATTCATCAGCGCGATATCGCACAGATCGATTGATCCATCCTTCAGCGCGTAATAAGGGATTAACCCGGCATCAACCGGGTCAAGGAGATAAGACAGCCCGTCTGGTAGGCTGTTGAGGGTCAACCCTGAAGCTGGCCCGGCGTCGGGCTGGTAGGGCTCACGGGCAAAAAATTTCCCAGCGAATCGGCGACCACCCGCGCCACCAGCTGCAGCATGGTTAGCAGGTCGATATCATCGAACATCAGCTGACCGCTTTTAAATATCGGCGTCCATCCGTCCATGTGCTTACGTGATACTACGGCCAGGCACGGATGAATAATCGCGTTGGTGTCTTCTTCAGTCAGGGAAGACAGTTCCTCAGCGATACGCGGAAGCAGGGTTTCAAATACCGTTTTCAACTGATCGAATTTCACGGTGTCGATTTTGCCATCAACAGGCAACAGGGAGCGAATGCTCCCGAAATCTGACATCATTCCCGCCAGTACCGGCAGAAGTTTGCGGGTCACTTTCAGCTGGTCAAAAACGCTGAGTTTTGCCACGCGATATTTCACGCCTTTGATTTCGAATTCCATGTATTAAAACTCCCCGAGAACCTGGTCAATCTTGCCGCAGTCAAACACCCACGGCATCGTATTACCGGTTTTAGCGTTGGCATTATCCGGTTGTTTCTGGAACGCAACACTACGTGCCGTGATGATGTCGCCGCTGACCTTGTTTCGGATCACAATAACGTTATTCCCCCATGTGGCAGAAGACTGGCTCTGTGCGTTATACGCCAGCGACAATTTTTTATTTGTCGGTGATGTCTTCAGAAGGTTAACGGTAATCGTCCCGCTTTTATCTGCATGGAGACTGTGCATCACTTCGCCATCAGCACCGATGGTCATGGTGTTTTTAGGGCCGCCCATCGCAACCACAATCCCCTCTTCAGAACTTGCAGAACCGTACCCGAGGTCAATCGAACCGGTCGGGCCGGTCAGCGTCGCAGTGACATCCATAAAAGAATAGGTAGACATTCACTTCCCCTTAGCGAACAACGTTAATCTGTACGTCAGCGTAATGAACCGCGCCTGCAAGTTTTATTGCAGCCTGAATCACCGGAGCCTTACGGGCTTCACGTTCTGATTGTGCCTGTTCATTCAGCGGCTGGGCGTATACGTAATAACCTTTGGGCAGTGTGTCACCTGATGACAGCTGACCAAGGTCGCCCCCGTTCCATACGCCCGGAGCAATCAGTCCATTCTGAACGGCCTGATCCAGTGATTTTTCAACATTTGATAACAGTCGGGTAATACCGGCTTCAGTCTGGGGAACTTTCGTGGTGCTGGTATAAAGCAGGTTATAGAGGTTGGTCTGCACATAATTCTGTAACCAGTCCAGGCCGTGGCGTTCATCAAAGAAATCGCCGTTAGCCATCACTCCCTGCTGGAGGATAGCTGTATCATTCTGGTAGTACACGAACACATTGCAGTTTTTTGCATCAATTGCCGATGCCTGGCTGACTGTCAGTGTTTCATACCCGACACCCGGCTCCTGCTTAAACTTGAGCGTAATCGCGGTATTACTGCCATTGAAATTAACCGTGAATGCCCGGCCAAATGCAGATAACGCAGCGTATTTATTACCCGATAAATACTGAATAAAACTGCGTGAATATCCGGCGGTTTTCAGTTTTGATGCCAAATCATCGCTGGATGCAGTCTGCAGGCATTTCTCATCGCTTGTCGTAATCGCCAGAATACGGCTTACAGAAGAGGATTCGATCGCCGCAGCCACTTTCAGCCAGTCTGCATCCGGAATATCTGCATCGTCTGCAATCCCCAGCCCATACCATGAAGTATAATCAAGCATGGCATTCACAGCCTGCTCCAGCGTCTCAGGCGTGGCCTGTTCGCTGTCTCCCTTCGTTTTCACCCAACGACCAACAAAAACCTCCTGAGGTTTCGGTGATTGTGAGAAAAACACCTGCGCAGCCTTATATTCTGGTGATTCCACGCCAAAATCTTTTCCAATATCTTCCGCGGCAGAATAACGGCGAATGCGCTCACTTACCGGAATGATTGTGGACGGGCCGAGAATGAGTAATGCACCAAAATTTCGCCCTGATGCTGCACGCGGCGACATGATCACATCAACATTAACAACGTTTGATACAGGCAAGCCCTGTGCCATAGCTTAATCTCCGAAAAAGATGACTGGTGCTTCCACCAGCGATTTAATACCGTACTCGCGCACAACCTTCCGGCGCAGGCGCACCGTCATATCGTAGCGGCGGACCCATTGCTGATTAATAAGTTCAGGGAAGGGAGTCAGATCTGTGTAATCGCCAAGAGACAGCCCCAGCGCATTCAGTGCTGCATTGTTCTGCGGCACAGATATACCGTCACGAAACCGGGACGCATACACCATCCCCGCCGGTCCATAAAACGAAGCCATACACTCAATCGTTTCATGCCGCCAGAGCTGAGAGCCATCATCGGTCTGTCTGGTGAATGCCGGACTGTCATCACCTGACCATCCGATAACCCCAAACGCACACCAGTTCGTTTCAACCGGTAGCAGTGGCGGCTGCTCTTTCTGCCAGCGCGGGCGAACCATCCCGGCAGACAGACCGGAAACGTTACGCATCCACTGGCTTAACAGCCTGTCGAGCGCTTCGTCATAATCCGGATCGCCACTGGTTGGTATCAGCCATCCGCGCTCTGTGCTGGTGTTATTGCTCAACCGGAACTCCCCCATCAAACGGCAGCAACTCACAATGCGCCTGAACGAATCCGGCACCATACGCTGTATACGGGTCGACGAAAGTCACACGATAATCACGGCCCTGATACGTCACGATATCGGCATCACGGCCAGTCTGTCCCTGCGTCAGTCGCTCAGTCGTCACAATCAGAATTGCACCACTGATTACCTGCCCGGCCTGCATACGACGGTTTTCCAGAGAGCGATCAACAGTTACGACTCCGGCAAACTGCTTTTTAACTTCGCTGTCGCTGCCGATCCCGTCCTCATCCACCGTTTGCACACGGCGTGTTACCCACAAATTGAAGTCGCAAAAATCGGGGTCAAAAAGCACATCTGTTACATCAAGAGTCGGCATTTTTATCCCTCACAACATGGGTAATCGCTCTGCGATATTGCCCGGTGTCAATTAATGGTTTCGCCAGTTCGGTTCCCGGGGATTCGCCAGCAGCACGCCGGGCAAGTTCCAGTGTTGCCCCCTTGCGCCCCCGACGAGCCCGGGCTTCAACAGTACTGTCAGCAAGCGGCGTAAAGCCGGTAATGGTCATGTAACGCCTGACGCCATTAGCGGCCAGTGTTCCGGCACGGTTGAGTGCGCTTTCTGCTCCCGCAGCATTACCATCAAGTGCAGCCTGCGCCGCGGTTTTGAGCTGCGGCACCGTCTGCTCTTCTGCCGATTTAACGCCGGGGACCAGGTGAGGTCGTGGCGGGATGTTCTGCTCTGGTGAGCCGTATTCGTTGAGGTAACCGATGCCTGCATTACCAAACGGAACATCATCCCGCTCGCTGTCTTCCGAAGGGATGCCGACCAGCACATCTTTTTTGGTTAACGACCTGAGCGCATCCAGAATGGCCTTAGCGTTATCCACCCTCGTTGTTACACCGCTTTTGAAACTCATAGCTGGCGACCGCCTGCACCGAACATCGTGATCAACTGATAAAATTCAGCGCCATATCGGGTGTTATTCCAGAAACCTGCATCAGGATTCAGCGTCGCGCTGGTGTCATAGCTGACGCTTACCTTGTCAACGGACTTTGAGGACTGAACACCATTGGTTGAACCGCCCGGACCACCAGCCAGCATCGCTCTGCTGTCTGCCGCCCAGAGCGTCATGTAGTGCGCAACGAACAATCCGGCAAAGTACGGAAACAACTTTTTGCCGGTGACGTTTTCACTCAGCAGTTCATCGGCCAGATTCAGACGAAACTGGATTTGCGCTTCGGGATATTTGGCAGGGTCAGCAAACTGCGGGAAGTCGCGGCGAAAATCACTTACCGCTGGCAGACTTTGATTCTTTGGCATTTTTTACCTCGTTACGCGCGTCTGTGGCTTTGCCAACGGATACTTCCGCGTGCGCACGAGTGAACCAGTGCGTGGCAACTTCTTCCTCCACAGCATGACGGCCTTTAACAAACTCGCGCCGTGAACCGTCGGGAAGCGTGAGCACAAACGGGGTATGTACGTGTATTACTGCATTATTTTTTGCCATCGGGTCATCCTTAATGGCCCCCGCCAGGGGGCCATGTGGCTGTTAAATGCCATCAACGTACGAAATGGTTTCTTTGTACACTGGCTCAACCGCACCCAGCTTGCCGTAGTAAGTGACGATCTGATACAGACCGCGATACTGCACCGGCACGCTCTGAAGCGGAACCAGCGGGTAGCGGACGTATTTTTTATCGTTGGTATACGCAACCATGCGATCCTTTTTCCCCACACCACGGCCTTTCAGCCATTTAACCGCGCGGATATTCAGCGGAACACCGTTCTGGTGATAGCTGATGGTGTTGGTCTGAAGATACGTCAACAGGGACTGGTTACCCGCAGATGAAACGATGATGCTGGACAACAGAGCAAACTGCTCAGGCGGGATCAGCAAATCACGCGGAACCACAGAGTAACCGGAAGCGGCCCACGCATCAGACAGCACCTGGTTAATGCTTGCGCGGATTTCGTCCGGTGTTGAGGTTGCCCACGTTTTAGCAGCGTTGTTGACAGGCACGCCGTCCAGGGTAACAAGGCCTTTCAGGTTTAATGCGGAATCGCCAACATATACCTGTTCATCGTTATCCATCTGCCATTTCAGTTGCATACCGTCATACTTCTGCGTATCAATCGGGCGGCCGACCTGCTGAGCAGCCTGCAATTCTATGACCGTCCAGCCAAGTTCCATCCCCCACAGGTTCAGCGGGTTACCGGATTTGCCGATATCCACGTTCACGCCAGCAATAGCGGTTGAGTCTTTGCCTACCCAGTTTTTGCCATTCGGATTTGCACCAGTACCCGCAGCGGCGAAGCTGGTATTCGTCCAGCTGGAAATGTCATCTGCGATAGAGACATCTTCACGCAACTGAATATCGCGGGTCCAGGTGTACCCCACCAGTGGCAGGTTCAGCGTCTGGTCGAGTCGCTCCAGCTCCCCGATGAGAAAGGCACCAGAGCTGTCAACGGTTGCCTGATCAAAAGTAATCATTCGTCTGTTCCTTAAATCTTCCAGGAAATTTCTGCATTGCCGTCAGCATCAGCGGCACCTGTGAATTCAGCGTTGGTCAGCACCACATTTTTGCCACTGACTGACGTGGACATGAATCCACCCAGCGGCACTTTGATGGATTCATCAGTGGAGACGACAACGTATACCGGGTCGCCTTTTTTGATGGTGCTGGCATCAAAATCAGAACCGAGATTAACAGTCACGTAGCCACGCTTCATGGCGTCGCCCGGGAAGTTCTTGCCTGTTCCCACCTGGCGAACCATGTCCGGCTGCGACGTGGTCGGATAAGGGCGCACGTAGATCCCCTTCACCTTGTCTGCGGTATCACCATCTGCCAGCGGCACGAAAAAACCGTCATCATCGTATTTACCAGCCAGGCCATAGGCAGCGAAGGCGTTATCGGATTTAAGGACCACCGGTTCGACGGTTAAGTCCTGCGGGCGAGAGACAGCCCCGGCAATGCCAACAGGCATCCGGTACAGAAATACATTATTCATTTTTTACCCTTTACGGTTTGCCCAGAATTCAGCGTTTTGTTTGTTCAGGGAAGCGATACTGGTCATGCCCATGTTTAGGCGCTGTGCATCGCCGGTGGTGGTGCGGGTGTTTCGCCCTTTGGCAATCTCAGACACGGCATTAAACGCCATGTCGACCGATTGTTTCGGCAATTTGCGGATATCCGCATCACCGACGATCTGGCGAACCAGCGTTTTGTCAGCAGAAGCCAGAACCTCACGTTTGAACGCGGTCGGTTTCATCTTACGGCTGAGATCGATACCCGGAACGATAACTTCGGCACGCCAGGCTGAGTCACCAGTAATCGTGGTTTCCTCTTCATCGTCCTCGCCGTCACAGGTCGGATTATCGTCAGGCTTATTGTCGTTATCGCCCGTGGCATTTCCTTCCAGCTTAGCCAGCAGGGCTTTCAGTAATGTTTTGAGGTCATCATCACTGTCGCCGGTTGGACCTCCACCCATCTCTGGTGCTTTGTCCGGTAGTGGTTGCTGCGGGGACAGGTTGATGTTGAGATTAACGCCCTGCGGCAAATCCCCCTCATCTCCTGTAACCGATGCGGGAGCCGACTCCACCAGTTCGTTCATGGTGTCGGCATCTCCTGTCGTGATGGCTGCACGCATGCGGTTCCACCAGTTTTTCTTTTGATTTGCCATTGTGTCTCTGTCTCCAATTGCACAACGATTTCCGGCTCTGCCTTTGGGGACAAGAGCCACATGGTTTCCGGTAATATCGACCTGCTCGGCTTTACCTGGCTCGGTCTGCTCGTACTCCGCGTCATAGCCGCACGACACTTCACGCAGGCCATCTTCGATAAGCTGAATGGCGTTTTCGTCTTTGACGATAAGGTCAGCCAGCATCAAATCAGACTGCTCACCCGTCCCGCGCCGGACATTCTGGAGGTGCCCGACAGCAAGCTCTTTCCAGTTCTCGGGATTTACCAGCCGCACATTCCCGTTTTCATCTTCAGGATGCAGGATCGTGATGCTCATCCCTTCGAATGAGGCAAGCGTGGCCGGATGGAATACCTGCTCAGGAGAACGCGTGACGACTATTTCACCGAACTTATCGGGTTTCAGTTTTGGCAGGTCATCAGCACCATAGAGCTGCTTACCTGTTCGTCCTATCGGCACGTCTTTGCACAGCAACGAGCCGTCAGCCAGCTGATAGCGGGTTTCCCCCAGCCGGGTATTGAAAAAATATTTCATGTGTTACCTGCGATTCAGGCGGGGTAAGAATGGGAGGTGGGAAAAACGATTTCTTTATAACAGCGACAATTCGGGAACTCGCCAGCGTGACCTGTCATGCCGTCAAGCGTTGGAGGTTTGCCCCATTCGACAAATTTACCTTCCATTTCCCGATGAGAATGCCTGACGTCACCATCTTCGGCTGTACGCCAGATATAACCATTCGAACCAATTGCCAGCGCACGCGCCTGATCCAGCGCGCCGGTTGCACGTCCAAGTTCAGTACGGGCAATCAGGTCAGCTCTGGACTTTGCTATATCACCCGATGCTGCTATTTCTTTAGCAAAATGTTCCGCTCTCCCACCGGTCACAACAGCTTCAATCGCCCGATTCTGGATGTCGTACACCCTGTCAGCCGCCTCGAGGGGTAGCGATTTAATGTACTTAACCTGTTCAGCAACGATGGATTTCATCACCTGCCCTAGAGGGGCACTGTTTACCAGATTGCGTAGCTCACGGCTGATGGTTTTGCTGTGTTTACGCCACTGCTCATCATTCTTGCGCACAATGTCGGCGGTAAAGTTTTCCGCGACCTTTGTCGCCCAGGGGGTGATGATTTCACTGTAGCGTTCCAGCGCCTCAATAATTTCCGTGATACTGTCATTTGAACCATCGTAGCGACCATTTACGATGTCCCCGACCGCCCGCGCTATCCTGCGTAGACTGGTTCGATACCGGATTTCCGCCTGACGGTTCCTGCGGTTCGTCATCAGGTTCGCCGATGCCGGGCGGCGCTTCGTCTTCGGCATTCTCTATGTCCTCGTCGGTAATGGATGCCCCGATGCCGGTTACGTCAGAATTTTCGCGCAAATCGGTCATAGCGGCTTTCAGTGTCATCAGACCATCACCCAGCGCCGTACTGATTGCGTTGGTGGTGTTTAACGCCACCGTTGAGCGATCGACATCAGACATTTGCCAGAGCGGGTTAAACTCAAACGTGAAATCATCCGGCAGCGGCTTGCCAAGTTCCGAACGATGCATGATGTCCAGTATCCGACGCACCGGAAGACGTAAACGCCTCTCCTGCAACGAACTGATGCGGTCGTAATAGTTGGCAAGATCTGCATCACCGGTAGAAAATCCTTTCGGGGACTGTCCGAACAACCGCACCAGTGGAATACCAACAGCGCCACTAATCTGTTCTGCAAACTGCGATAGGATGTCATCCAGACCACTGAAGCTGTACTGATGCGTTTCAAACTTATCCCGCGAGTCCATGAGCGTCATGCCTTCATTGCTCTGGAACTGTCGAATCAGGTCGATATTCTTCAGCAACGCTTCATACGCAGGACCACCAAGTGCGATAAGCTCGCGTAGCTTCTCCACGCTGTAGGTACGCAAATGCGCTTTGTAGACCAGCTGCGCCGCGCCGACAGTGGCGCTGTCGAACGCAGTAAGCCGATCCCAGATACGCTCTACAACCGACATTCCCCATTCGTTCTCGGTCATCTTCTGCTGAAATGGCAGCGTGACGCCATCAAAGCGAATCAGGCGACTGTGATGAATGCGCCAGGCAGGAATTCCCGTTGCTGTGGTCACCACATCGTAAAACTCAGGTTTACCCAGGTCCGGCCCCATATCTTTAATGCGGCGGGTCAGTACCGGGTCAATCATCCAGCGGTCGAGCGGGAGAATCCCCTTAAACTTGCCTTTACCGATGGTTTCGGGTCGCAGCGGGGTCATTGGTGCCTGCCCCTCAATCATGATGAAACCCACCGCGCCGCCGTAGAGGCGCGACCATTTCAGCACGTCATTCAGCGCATCCCAGATTTGCAACTCATCCAGTTGTGATTCTAGAATGCCACGATCTTTTGCATCAATTTCCGAAGTAATGCGAATGCCTTTGCGGGTCATATCATCCGGGATAGCATCGACTGCTTCGCCGATGATCCAGGATGAACGATAGGACCATTCCACCAGCATGCGGTTACGACTGGTGAAATTAGCCCGATAGGTGGATGCTGAGTGCTGGTTAGGTGTCTGCATCCCTACGCGGGCAATAAAATTCTCATAACCATCAGCTGTGGCCTGCGCAGTTCGCCGCAGGGCTTGTTTGTTTCGTGCCATCAGGCCTGTCTCCCTAGCAGCTCCCAGATGTTCAGGGCTGAATTCATTGGGGCATAGTTGATCATCACCGAGTCGGCAAGGTTTGGCGACCGGGTTCCATCAGGCTGTTTATCAATAACGATTTTTCCCACACCATTAATGGAATAGGTCGGCTGCGAAAGCTCGATGATGAGTTTATCTTTGAGCGCCATGCTACTGCTGATTGAGATGATTTCGTCCGGGTTGTAAGCCATACCTTCAACCACGGCGCGCCAGGTATTCTGAAAAAGTTTACGTAACCGCCACCAGCTCTGGGCTTTGGCGTTAGCGAAGAAGTCCTTGTTCAGACGTGCGGCTTGCCCGTTGTCCCCGCGAACAGCTTCATCATCCGGATCAAATACCGCGCCACTACCTCGAAACGGTGTGGCGAGTATTGACGGTCGGCGCGCAGCGTTACGCAGTTCGTTGATAGCGCGCGCATCGCCGCGAACGCCAGCGCCCAGCCCGTCCTCGTCAAAGCGAAACTCTTCGAGGTTGTCCTGTTCGCAAAAACCGAAGACCTTCTCGACGGACTGATAAATGTCGCTGCCCACACCAGACCATTCCCGCACATTTTCCAGGAGGAAGCCATGACGGGTGGAAAAGGCATTTTTGTCCCTGCCTTCGTCGGCGACATCCATCGCGCCAAGTCGTTTGCCTGTTGGCTGGATACCCAGTTTGATATGCGCATCAACGGCAGCCTGTACCCATTCTGATGGAATCAGAACGCCTTCCGCTGATGCGCTGTAGTTCAGATCAAGTTCCTGTGCCACCACCACCGGATTATCGATTTTCTCGCATTCCCTGCGATACCACTCTTCATCCTTGCGAGGATCATCCCGCCAGTGGAATGTGAATACCGGTATCTTCCCGCCATGACGCTTCTGAGCGAACGGGTTAGCCATGCCGTTAACTGAACTCAGGTCGATACGGCAACGCGTCGTTTGTGACAACGCCGCATCAATCAGCAGAGGACGCTGAAGGAATGCAGCCTCATCAACCAGATAAAGCGTGGTACGGTCACCACGACCAATATTATCGCCAGCCTCGCCTTTGATAACGGCACCAGTTTCAGGAAACTCAACACGCATATATGGCGCGTGCTTCTTCTCGCTCCACGAACCGCGAAACTCTACAGGTAGCGTTTCCACGAACTTGCGCGCCTTCCAGAACAATGCTTTCGGGTCACCAGTGCTGTCGACGTATTCCTCTTTACGGGAGCCGAAACCGATAACCATTTCTTTGTTGAAGAGACAAAGCGAGCAGGCCAGTCCGATCGCGGTCCAACTGAGCCCCATTTCACGGGATTTTTCGGTAATACCATTCTCCCGATTGCTCCAGCGTTCCATAATCCAGTGGATCCACTCCTCCTGCTTAGGGAAGAGTAAAAACGGAATGGTCACCGGCAGGCCATAATCAATATTACGCGGGTCCGTTGTCATGCCCCAGTCGATGATGAACTGAGCCGGATTAGTTCGGTAAAACTGTTTTAGTGCAGGCAATATTTCAGGATTCTGGCGAATGCGCTGTAGGCGTTCCATCCGCCATTCAAAAACCATCTGGTAATCAGGATGTTTAAAATCGAAGGGGAATGGTAACGGCATACTTAGCCCATTATTTTTCTATACGCCTCTGCAGCCTGCTCCGGCGTTAAGTTGGTAATTTCTGTTCTGACTGGTCCTCCATCAGCGCCAGTCACTTCATTTTTGACGTTGTCTTTAAACGCCTGAACAGAAACATGACGCCCAAGCAATTCAAGATTTTTAACCTTATCAGGCCATTTGATTTTCTTCAGAAGTGCGGCGCTATCTGCGGATACCATCTCCACGACATCCATTCCTGATAGCGTTGTGCGCCATACCTTAGGCCAGTCTTTGATGGGTTTTAGCTCACCGTTTTGCAGGAGAATGTCAAGCACATCCATCTGGTCGATTTCAATAAGGCGATTAAGTACATATTCTGCATTTATTCCAACAGAGTCATTGCGTTGCGCTTTCAATTCGGAGATTCTGAATTGTATGTCAGGTTTTGACATGTTTTCGGACGCAGTACGGTTGGCTGTCTTTGCGCTGTACCCCGCCCGAATAGCCGCTTGCGTAGCGTTTAAATCGATGAGGTACTCGCGACAGAACATTTCTTGCTTGTCGGTGAGTGCCATTGTTTTTCCTTGGGTATTTTATGACCACTTACTACACAGTTGACTCAGGTAATTACTACTCTCATGGAATGATGGTTAGACCTATCACCCCATCTATTCAGCCACTAGAGTTACAAGTTATGGTTAATAGTCTTTTCCCACGCGGAGTATCAAAGCATGGCGATGGCTATTTTCTTTCTGCCGACGCGATAGCAGGACATATCAACTTTTCGATAGATTGGGGGCTAGAGTTTTATAGAAGAGCAATGCGGCCTTCCGCACCATCAAGATATGAATGCATTTTTGCGTGTGAAACATTAGAAGGAGCCATCGCCTTTAGGTCGCAATACAGGAACCCTCACTCTCCAATTTATGAAGTTGAGGCTGATGAAGATTTAATTCACAGAGGTGATATGGCACTTTTGAACAATGCTAACTCCTGCCTCGTTTATACCTATCAAATTGAACATTACTGGGCTGGAACTACGTTTTCCCAACAGCCATTCTGGGAAATTTTGATCCCTCTTCCAGCAACTATCGGAAACCGTGTGGCTTAATTTATAAAGCAAACCGGTACGCCGTTTCGATGGCCTCCCAGTCCGGTTTGCTCATTCGTTACTCCGTTGTTTGTTCTTCTGGCTGTTCGGTCTGCTCTTCCGGTACTGGCGTGAACTGCACGCACTTCACATCGGCCGGAGCGAAATACAGCCACTCGCCCGTTTCGGTCGCCAGTGCCACGAACCCATTAACGATTTCAGGCTGGCTCCGATTCATCATGCCGGTGAACGTTTATTTCGATGTGGTGGTGATAGTGATTTGGTAGATATCGGACATTGAGAGCCTCTTTATCCGCTTGTGGAGATATTGCCATTACGATGAGCCAACCCATAGTGATGGCAACAAAAAAACCGCCCGGAGGCGGCTTGATTTACTTTTTGAAATTAAGTGCTTTTTCAATTTCAGTTAAAGCGTTTGAGACATGGGGATGCTCAACTATTCGATAAGGTGAATTATCCAGCAAAAGCATGTCAGCCCTAACTGCTATGCGCTCCAAATCAGCATCCTCTTCTCGGATAGCGCCGATAACAGCGATAAGGGCTTGCTCAAGAGCTATTTCTCTATTAGTCATTATTATCTTCCTTTAATAATTGAAAACAGAATCATAGCTCATTTCAGACATTGGGTGTTGATGTAGTCCTGCAAATAGCCAACCTGCTTCGTCACTGTGACGATACGCTCTCTGAGGGTGAAATAATCCCGTTCAGCGGAGTCAGTAAGTCCGGGGCTGGAAGCATCGCCCAGGCTGCCGGTGCTGGTCGCTCCGTTCGCGGGACAGCTTGCGTTGAGCTGCAACCGACGTTTGCCAGAAGCAACATCGCGCTCAAGCTGATCAATAGTGGCTTTGGCATCAGCCAGTTCTCCAGTGTATTTAGCATCCAGTGCAGTGACATCACGTTGACGCTTCTGCATGTCAGCGATGATGGATGCGGCCTTATCGCGCTGTTCTTTGTAGGCGATGGCGTTATCACGGTAATGATTAACAGCCCATAACAGGCAGACGATGATGCAGATAACCAGAGCGGAGATAATCGCGGTTACTCTGCTCATTGTTGCCCCCACAAACAGACTTCACGCTCAATCTCACGGCGAGTCATCAGCCCTTTCCATTGCTTACCGCCAGCGTATGTCCAGCGACGTAGCTGGTCACATGCGCCCTTGATATCGCCCTGGTTGATTTTGCGAAGAAGCGTCGATGTTCTGAAATTGCCTGCGCCCACGTTGTAGACGAACGAGTAAAGAGCGCCGCGCGTTGTTTCCGGCATATCGACTTTGATGTACGGGTTAATTTGTCTGGCTACCGTGGCAAGGTCTTTATTCAGGAGGGCTTTGCATTCTGCTTCGGTATACGTTTTACCGAGCATGATGTCTTTTCCGGTGTGTCCGTGACATACAGTCCATACACCAACAATATCTTTGTATGGTATGTAGCTGACACCTTCCAGACCATCATTACCACTTGGTCCAGTGATCAACACAGATGCTATAGCAATAGCCCCGCCACTTATCGCCGCTATTACGCTATTTCGTAGTGCCGGTGACATTGCCATTCAATCTGTCCTCGCGCTCTTTGCGCTTGTAGTACCAGTTGACGCCAAATGTGCCGACAGTACAAAGAATACCAATGATGACAGCCCAGTCATTCAGGGAGAGAATGCCACCCATCGCAGTCAGTCCTCCGAAGCTGTAACTGAACCATTCTCTGATTTTGTCCATACGGTACATGCTCTACCCCTTCATTGAGGGGATTTGCTCTATTTAATTAGGAATAAGGTCGATTACTGATAGAACAAATCCAGGCTACTGTGTTTAGTAATCAGATTTGTTCGTGACCGATATGCACGGGCAAAACGGCATGAGGTTGTTAGCGCAACCTCCTGCCACCCGCTTTCACGAAGGTCATGTGTAGAAGGCCGCAGCATAACTATCACTGATGAATTCAGGATAGCCAGTGGCTACGGCTCAGTTATGGTGCTGGTTAACGGACTTGAACCGCTACCCATTCGCTTACAAGGCGACTGCTCTACCATTGGAGCTAAACCAGTATATTTGGCGGGACAGCGTGGACTCGAACCACGATAAGAAGGTTAACTGCCTTCCGTAATGACCTTTATACGACTGACCCAAATAAAAAAAGCCACCGTTGCAACTTAAGAGTCACTAACGGCAGCTTATGCGAATAGTGTTGCTCATTTGCTCAATGATGTCAACACGTTCTATGCTACATGTTTAATTTTCTCTACACGTTTCAGGTTTTTAAACGCACTATCCAGAACCGGGTAAATCATAAACAACGAGGCATTGAGGATTTCGTCAACTTCCCGTCGACAGGTTGCGAGTGATGGTTTTTGAATGCGCCCGCCGCCCCGGCATAACATCTTGCGAGGTCTTGCGACGCGATGATAGTAAGATGCAATGGCGTGCTTGGAAGAGCCGTGGGCGTAGTAGCTGAGGAGGATGCCAAAGGCTTTCTTGTCAATGTACATGACGGAATCGACGACCTGAGAAATCAACATTCCATCATCATCATTACACATTGGCCTTGTCATAACTCTTCCCGGCTCTACGCTCTCCATGAACTTAGCTATTACGCTGCTCATGCGCTTTTCCAGACGACCTGAATAAACCCATGCGCCCCACAGTTCAAGCCAGCCATTCAGCCACTCGTGCTGTTCTTTGGTGAGGTTTAGTTCTCTTATGCCCATGCGCCTTCTCCCTTGTGATCTGGAATGGTTTTTACTGAGAACGTCATGCGGCCTCACTTCTGCTGTTTCGCAGGTCTTTGAGTTTCTGCTGATACTCCGCCTTGATGGCCCTGCACTCTTCGACAGTCCAGCGATGGCGGTTATGGTTTGATTCGATTTCGTCTACTGCTTCCTGCCCGATGCGGCTAATCAGTTCGACGCGATACGGAACGAGATTTCCGCTTTTGTGCTGGTTGCACACCACGCATTGCTTGTGAATATTGCGTTCATCAAATCGGAGTTGAGGTGCCACAGCAGTTGTCCGGTAATGTCCGGCATCCCACTGAGCAGACGTGAGCATTCCGCACGAGATACATGGTAAGTCGCGGTCTCTTTCTCTGATGAAGGCGTTTACGGCTTGTTGGGCTTGTTTAATCCAGTAACTGCGGGGCTTTAAGGCGAGTTTTCGAATCTTAAGTTTATCTTTCTGTTTCTGCTCCTCTCGTCGTCGTTTCTTCTCTGCTGCTTTTTCCGCTTTTTCGCGTTCTTTACTTCGTCGTTCGAGTGCTATCTTGGTTCCACACTCTGGAGAGCACCACCACTGATTAGCGAATGCAGGATGAAACCATTCTCGACATTCATCGTTTTTACATCGTCTTCGCGCTGGTTTAGCCATCGTCTTCTTCCTCGTGCATCGAGCTATTCGGATCGCTCATCAGTTCTGCGCAGCAGTGCTCACACACGTGAACTTCCAGCACATGCAGCTTCTGACCGCAGTTAGCGCACGTTAAAGCTCGCTCGATACTTTCTTGTTCGTAACTTCGATTTTGGTCAATCACCTTGTTTTCCTCGCACGATGTCTTAGCCACCGGATATCCCACAGGTGAGCCGTGTAATTGAAGGTTTTTACGTCAGATTCTTTTGGGATTGGCTTGCGTTTATTTCTGGAGCGTTTCGTTGGAAGGTATTTGCAGTTTTCGCAGATTATGTCGGTGAAACTTCGTCGCTGTCGCCTCATGCCGCCCTCCTGACGCCCTGCCCGATCGCCATCAATGCCGCTTTGGATACGGTAGTAAACATCCGTCGAGGACTGATGAACGGTCGCCAAATCAGCAGCATTAAGCCTTTACTGTTTCCCTTCTTCTCCAGTCCTGTCGATGGTTCGATAAAATTAATCCGTCCATCAGTGATGATGCGAACTTCGTCAACACTCTCCAGAGCCTTGCTGAACCATCCGACTGACATATCCTCTGGCACAAGCATAACTACCGTCTGTCGCTGTTGTATGCACTGCTCAGCGGCTTTTTCCACCCACGGCCTGATATTGCTGTACGGTGGGTTATTCCAGATTGCACCGTGGCTTATCCACTCAGAATTTAGCGCGTCGTCAGCCTCAGTTAGCCAGTGAGCGCACAGAGCGTTTTTGTCGCTCGCTGCCGAATCCAGCCAGAATCCAAACTCAATATCCAGTGCATCAAAAAGCCAAAGCGGCGTTTGCCAGCAGTCCTTGTCGTGTGCTGGCGTATTTGATTTGATAGTCATGCAGCCCGATCTCCCCATCGCGCTTTCCATTCGAGAGCCAGTCGCGCTTCGTCTGACCACTTAACGCCACGTTCTGTACCGAATGCCTGTATAAGCTCTAATAGCTCCGCAAATTCGCTTATACGCATCCTGCTGGTTGACTGGCCTATTACCACAAAGCCATTCCCGGCAAGGTTAGGAACAACGTCCTGCTGCTTTAATGCTGCGGTAAACACACACTTCCAACTTTCTGCATCCAGCCAGCGACCATGCCATTCAACCTGACGAGAGACGTCACCAAGGCAAGCCCAAAGCTTTCGATTCTGGTCTAAGCTGCGGTTGCGTTCCTGAATGGTTACTACGATTGGTTTGGTTGGGTCTGGAAGAATTTGCTGTACTGCGTGAATAGCGTTTTGCTGATGTGCTGGAGATCGAATTTCAAAGGTTAGTTTTTTCATGACTTCCCTCTCCCCCAAATAAAAAGGCCTGCGATTATCAGCAGGCCTGTTATTAACTCAGTGATGTAGATGGTCATACGTCAGCCCCTTGTGCATATCGTCTGCCACGCGCAGCAGGGGCATTTGATGCTGTGCAAATCTGTCTGGCTTCATCCTGGTCACATGCAACAAAGTGTCCGTTGCAGAACCGCTGGTAAACCGTACCAAGTGAGCCAAAACGGTTTTTCGTCACGATGATTTCAGCAAATGGCGCGGCGCTACTGTTCTCGTCATATACCGCTTCCCGATAGAGCATGATGATTGAGTCTGCGTCCTGCTCAATGCTTCCTGAATCACGCAAATCTGCGTTTGTCGGGCGTTTGTTTGGTCGCTTCTCAACATCGCGCGAAAGCTGACTCAGGGAGATAACCGGTGTTTTCAGGTCTTTCGCCATCGCCTTCAGGCTTCCGGAGATGTGAGCAATTGCGAGGTCGTTGCGGTCTGCTTTCGGCTTCTCAATCAGGCCAAGATAATCCGCCATGATGAGTGAGAGGTTTGGATTTTCCTGTTTGTGCCGTTCTGCGATTGAGCGTATTTCTTCGACCGATAACCGCGAGGCATCGACTACCCATACATCCAAATCTGCAAGCTGACTCATGCCGTTAGCAACACGTGCCCAGCCCTCGTCATCCATCGATGCAGGATTTCGCAGTACGCTAACCGACATCCTCCCGGCGTTGGCAATGCTTCGCTCTGCAATCTGCAATGCGCTCATTTCCATTGAGAAAATCAATACCCCGCGCCGGACGTCAGAACCAGGAATAACGCGGCTTGCAACGCCTTCGGCAATCTTCAGCGCCAGTTCGGTTTTCCCCATACCAGGACGAGCAGCGATTATCACCAGGTCTTCCGCGTTCATCCCTCCGGTGATGGCATCAAGTTCTTCGATTCCGGTCTTCAGGGTATCTGACTCTTCTCCGTTCCTCAGACGCCTGTCAAGCGTGTCAGTGTAGTCAGTAATGATTTCCCCTAACCGTACAGGTTTAACCTCGTCACGGGGCTTTCTGATGGCTGAAAGACGCTTTACGAGCTCGTCCATCGCCTGACTCGATGTATCGATGGTTCCGCTCTGAATTGGTTCACGCATTTCATCCATGATTTCCAGCACCAGACGGCGGTGATAGTTATCCGCGACCATTCCGGCATATCCCTTCAGATTTGCGGCACTCGGGCAGTTTTTGCTGGTCATCAGGATTGACGTGAAATGCTCCTCTCCGCACGCCTCGGCAACCATCAGCGCGTCGATTAAATTTCTGTTTCGCGCCTGCTTGCGGATAACCTCGAAGGCTTTCCGGTAGAGCGGAATTGAAAACGCTTCCGGCTCCAGCGTTGCCAAAACGTCACTGGCAGTTGGTGTTAATCCACCAATCAGCAGGCCACCGATAACGCTCGCTTCGATATCCTGTTTCATGCAATCCCCCTGTCTGCAAACTTCCCTTCCCGTACTCCCATTAACGAATCTTCCCTCAGCAGGTAATCAAAATCAGCTGTCCAGCCCGTGTCGTTGTCTCCGAAGTAAAACGGCTTGGCCTGATGCACAAACGCCCTGACATACGCTCTGAAACCGTCCACGTTTGGCGTTTTCAGTTGCGGGATGATTTTCTTCAGGCGGCGTTTGCGTTTCTCGTTGACCGCAACAGCGTGTGGCAGTCTGTCACCGACTTCGGTGTTGTAGGCGTTCAGGAAGGATTCGTAGTCGATTCGTTCTGCCTTGCGGCGTTCAGGTTTAACCAGCCCATCGCCGCCCCCGTTAGGGGGTAAGGGGGTATTTGTATTTATTGTCTTTTGTATATTGTCTTTTGTGTTTAGCTGACTTGGCTTATACCCATTAGCCGACTCGGCTAATGTTTTATTAGCTGTTTTAGCTAATGTTAAGCTGTCCTGGCTAATCCACTGAGAAACCACCTTGTTCACTCCGATTTTCACGCCATCAGCAATGAGGAATTTACGCTCGATAAGCTGGCGCTTGGCAGCGCAAACATGAGTGTGATGAATACCTGTCATGGCTGCTATCTGCGTGTTTGTGAGTCGATCCATCGGCTTATTGAATCCGTATGTCTTGCGCATGATAGCGAGCATCACCTTCAGCTGCCGGACGGTTAAATCAGCCATCAGCAGACTGTCGGTAATCTCGTTAGCAACGCGCATGAAACCATCTTCGGTATCTGCCACGCGATGCTCCACGACCTCCAGTTGAGGCCTGTAATCAGCTAATTTAACGACGCCCATGTTTCACTCCTGCTTTGGCTAGTCTGTAAACACCAACAAGGCGCTCTGCGAACGCCCTGTTATTTGCTGCGGCTACCACTAATCCCTCAGGTGAATCAGGGTGTCGAATCTCTTCTTTTTCCTGGTATTTCTTACGACGTTTTGTCATAATTACTCCTGTGGATTGATCCAGTAATTACCTCAGAATTCCATCTGGATTTGTTCAGAACGCTCGGTTGCCGCCGGGCGTTTTTTATTGGTGAGAATCGAAGCAACTTGTCGTGCCAATCGAGCCATGTCGTCGTCGACGACGCCCCATTCAAGAACAGCAAGCAGCATTGAGAACTTTGGAATCCAATCCCTTTTCCACCTGCTGATCTGCGACTTATCAACTCCCACAGCTTCTGCTGTCTTCTCAGTTCCAAGCATTGCGATTTTGTTAAGCAACGCACTCTCGATTCGTAGAGCCTCATTGCGTTTGTTTGCACGAACCATATGTAAGTATTTCCTTAGATAACAATTGATTGAATGTATGCAAATAAATGCATACACCATAGGTGTGTTTTAATTTGATGCCCTTTTTCAGGGCTGGGATGTGTAAGAGCGGGAATGTCTTAAGCGGCTTTACCGCGTTTAGTTCCGTACTGTAACCAAACCGGATCACAGTTAAGCGCCATGGCAATCTCAAACAAGAAGCGCGGTCGCTTAGTTACTCCAGCTTCAATCAGTTGAATTGATTGCTGTTTAACACCGGCTTTGGTTGCCAGTTCGGTTTGCGTCATTTTTAACGCAATTCGCCTCTTCTTGAGGCGTTCAGAAAGAGTTTGCATATCGCCTCCATCAACAAACTTTCTTGTATTTTCATACAATGTATCTTGTTTGTCAAATACAGTTTTTCTTGTAAAGATTGGAGGTAAATAACAGAGGTGGCTTATGAGTATTTCTTCCAGGGTAAAAAGTAAAAGAATTCAGCTTGGACTTAACCAGGCTGAACTTGCTCAAAAGGTGGGGACTACCCAGCAGTCTATAGAGCAACTCGAAAACGGTAAAACTAAGCGACCACGCTTTTTACCAGAACTTGCGTCAGCTCTTGGCGTAAGTGTTGACTGGCTGCTCAATGGCACCTCTGATTCAAATGTTAGATTTGTTGGGCATGTTGAGCCCAAAGGGAAATATCCATTGATTAGCATGGTTAGAGCTGGTTCGTGGTGTGAAGCTTGTGAGCCCTACGATATCAAGGACATTGATGAATGGTATGACAGTGACGTTAACTTATTAGGCGATGGATTCTGGCTGAAGGTTGAAGGTGATTCCATGACTTCACCTGTAGGTCAAAGCATCCCTGAAGGTCATATGGTGTTAGTAGATACTGGACGCGAGCCAGTGAATGGAAGCCTTGTTGTAGCCAAACTGACTGACGCGAACGAAGCAACATTCAAGAAACTGGTTATAGATGGCGGTCAGAAGTACCTGAAAGGCCTGAATCCTTCATGGCCTATGACTCCCATCAACGGGAACTGCAAGATTATCGGTGTTGTCGTAGAGGCGAGGGTCAAATTCGTATGATTAGGATTGCGGCGCTACTCTCAATACTCTTAACTGCCAGCGCCAATTCTGAATGCTGGATTGTCACCAACCTGCACGGGTACGGGGCAATGAATGGCGATCGTTATGAGTTTACAAATGACAGCACGGAAGATTCCGTTTTCCACGTAACAATAAATGGCGATAAATCATCAGTTTATGAATCAGTTTCTGGCGTCTATCCAGAGATGAAATACACTGCTTTGTCATCGAACACTATGGTAGGAGAATACCAGTCTGGAGGAGGAATAACCGTTGAAACCTGGTCAATCACTACAGACAAAAAAGCTCTTTACTCCAAAGTAATGAACATCCCAGGCATGCAACAACTTACATCGACCAAATCCTTTGTTGGTGATGTAGTCGGAACCTGCAACCAGTAATCCTCACCTCGATTTCGACAACCAAAAAACAAACTATTTTCCGTTTAAAAACAATGGAATTTGTTTTTCACGCCTATTTTTACAATATTTCTTGTTTACAACATACAATCTTTCTTGTAATTTTAAGCCATCAGCAGGACGCACTAACCACCATTGAAGGTGAGGCTCTTAAAAATTTAGCCCTGAAGAAGGGCAGCATTCAAAGCAGAAAGCTTTGAGTAGCGCGAAATGCAGCTGCAAGACAGCAACCGTGGAGATAAGCATCACGGCGCGTTACTCAAAGCTAACTGACAGGAGAATCCAGATGGATGCACAAGCACGCCGCCGCGAACGTCGCGCAGAGAAACAGGCTCAATGGAAAGCAGCAAATCCCATGTTGGTTGGGGTAAGCGCAAAACCAGTTAACCGCCCTATTCTCTCGCTGAATCGCAAACCGAAATCACGAGTAGAAAGCGCACTGAATCCGATAGACCTTACGGTGCTGGCTGAATACCACGAACAGATTGAAAGCAACCTGCAACGTATTGAGCGCAAGAATCAGCGCACATGGTACAGCAAGCCTGGCGAACGCGGCATAACATGCAGAGGACGCCAGAAAATTAAAGGTAAATCTATATCACTTATTTAGAAAATGCAGATTTAGGGAACAGATAGGAGGCGTTACACCTATGGCATCTCATCCTATGGTTAGAAGGTGGTGCAAATCCTTCGTATTGAAGTATGGATTTCACAGAAGATTCATAGCATTGAGCGCAAAGATAGTGCATTGGCTGACCGGTATTTGCCGATTTTTTGAGACGATAAACCACCGTAGCAACAGTAGGTGTATACATCTCATAGTTTTTCTTTTCCTCTTCCCACTTAGAGGCTCGATTTATCTTTTCTTCAAGCTCAATAATCTTGTCCTTAGAAATCATCAAAAGCTCATTAAGTGACATTTGCTGCTGTTGGGCATCCATGAGCTTATCGACAAGTTCGTATGTTTTTTCTTTTACTGAGTAGTCTATTTGCATTTTCTGGATTTCCTTTACTGCGCCAACAGCACTCATCAGAGCACCTCCGGCACCAGAAACTGCATCTGTAATCCTACTTATTATTCCTTTTTCATCAGACATATAAATCACTCTCTTACTGTAGGGGTAAGAGGATTTTACTATTTTTCTCGCTGTAGGGGTACACGAGAACCACCGAGCCTGATGTGGTTAAAAGACAGGCATACTAATAAACACTGCACTGTGTATTCATTCCAACGAGTGAATACACGGAGCAATGTCGCTCGTAACTAAACAGGAGCCGACTTGTTCTGATTATTGGAAATCTTCTTTGCCCTCCAATGTGAGGGCAGTTTTTTTTGACGGAGTAAACGATGATAAAAACTGATTACCCTGCAGAGCTTAAACAAAAAGTAATAACAGCAATTAAATGCTCTTTTATCTCATGTCGTACAGATGAAGAACGATATGTCGTTGAGTGTACAATTGTCGAGTTTCTCACAGCGATGGAATTTACCGCTGCAGAATCAATAGATGTATTAAAGCAATCAGACGGAAATGATATTGAAACGGATGATGTTATTGACCGACTAATAAAATCATTCGAAGAAGAAATAGAGTAGCCGCCTGAGCGCGGCTTTACCGCATACCAATAATGCTTCACGAGAGGCATTTTCGTTATGCAATCAAATATAAGGAGTTACCCATGATGCACTTTCAGCTCGCGGGTAGCGGCGTCATGTCCGCTTTCTACCCGCACGAATCTGAATTATCACGCCGAGTTAAACAATTAATCAGAGCAGCAAAGAAACAACTGGAGGCGTTATGCGCAATGAAATAGCCATTAATCACCAGATGCTTCGTGCTGCACAGAACAAAGCAGTAATAGCCAGATTTATTGGTGATTCAAAAATGTGGCTTGAAGCAAATAAAGCGATGAAATCAGCTATCAACCTTCCGTGGTATCGCAGGAAATGAGTTTTACAGATAACTGGTCAGACGAAGAATTCATTCGTCAGATGAAAGATTTAATCGGTAACGAAGGAGATATTCATGTCACTTGCAACCACAGTGAAGGAGAGCAAGTTACAGAGACGCATGTACACGCAGAAAGCTCTCTGGTATCGCCATAATGGTGACCGCGAAGGGATGCGGGTATGCCTTAATTTGTCCCGAGTCGAAGTATTAAATCAGCGTTATTTCCTTGGGCCGTGTCCATTCTGAGGTGAATTATGGATTTGAACAAATTCGATGAGCCATTCAGCCCTGAAGATATCGAATGGCGAATACAGCAAAGCGGTAAAACACGCGATGGCAAGGTGTGGGCTATGGTGCTGGCTTATGTCACGAACCGGGCAATCATGAAACGCCTGGACGATGTTTGCGGCAAAGCAGGATGGCGCAATGAATACCGCGATATTCCCAACAACGGCGGAGTTGAATGCGGCATATCAATCAAGATTGATTCCGAATGGGTAACCAAATGGGATGCTGCTGAAAACACGCAGGTAGAAGCCGTCAAAGGTGGTCGTTCAGGTGCAATGAAGCGTGCTGCCGTTCAGTGGGGAATCGGTCGGTATCTGTATAACCTTGAGGAAGGTTTCGCACAAACATCTCTCGATAAAAAGCAGGGGTGGCACAGGGCAAAACTGAAGGATGGAACAGGATTTTGCTGGCTCCCTCCATCGCTGCCGGGATGGGCAATCCCAGCATCAGATAACAAACCATCACCAGAAAATACCAACCAGAAATCTCCATCGGTTGACTGCGAACAAATCCTGAAAGACTTCAGCGATTATGCGTCAACAGAAACTGACAAGAAAAAACTCATCGAGCGTTATCAGCGTGACTGGCAATTAATGGCTGGCAACGAGGAGGCGCAGGCTAAATGCGTTCAGGTAATGAACATCAGAGTTAACGAACTAAAACAGGCGGCATAAATGGCAAGCAGAGGCGCAAATAAGGTGATTATCCTTGGTCGGGTAGGACAAGACCCGGAAGTTCGATACTCACCATCAGGAACAGCGTTCGCTAACCTGACAATAGCCACGTCAGAACAATGGCGAGATAAAAATACTGGCGAGCAAAAGGAATTGACTGAATGGCATCGTGTTGCTGTATCCGGGAAACTGGCTGAGGTCGTGGGGCAGTATGTGAAAAAAGGTGATCAGATTTATTTCGAGGGAATGCTGAGAACCAGAAAGTGGAAAGACCAGTCAGGGCAAGACCGTTACACAACCGAGGTTCATGTCGGAATTAATGGCGTGATGCAAATGCTTGGCGGCATTGGCGACAGCAAACAACAAGCAGCCAGCAGGCAATCACAGAAGCCACAGCAGCAATCATCACCAGCACAACACAACGAACCTCCGATGGATTTTGACGACGATATACCCTTTGCACCAGTAACTCTCCCCTTCCCTCGTCACGCTATTCACGCAATTTAATCAGGAGAAAATCATGCCAGCGCCTCTGTATGGTGCGGATGACGCGCGCCGCTGTTCCGGCAATTCCGTATCGGAGGTGCTGGATAAATTCAGGAAAAACTACAACCGGATAATGTCGCTACCGCAGGAAACGAAAGAGGAAAAGGAATTTCGCCATTGTATATGGCTTGCAGAGAAAGAAGAACGCGAGCGAATTTACCAGACATCAATCCGACCATTCCGCAAAGCCACATATACCCACTTCCCTGAAATTGACCCGCGCCTGCGTAATTACCGCTCACGCTATGGCGCTATCAGTAATGACTGAGGAATTTACCATGAGAGGACTTGCATACAATCCCGGCATTCTTCCGGCAGAAATGATTATTCGCCAACGCGTAAAGCCAATGCCATCGAGAGAGGAATTGCTTAAGAGAAATTCTTTTCCATCAGTAAATCAAAACAAATATCTGAATGCGATGTGGCGGAGTGGGAAGAAATGAAACAAATGTCACTAATTGAGATGGATGGATTTCTGAAAGGTAAATGCATCCCACGAGATTTAAAGGTTAACGAAACAAACGCTGAATATCTTGTCCGTAAGTTCGGTGAACTTGAATCAAAACTCAACGAGCAGCGTGAGTATTACGAAGGTGTTATCTCGGATGGGAGTAAGCGCATTGCTGAACTGGAGAAAAGCGAAGAGCAACTCATTATTGAGCAAGCAACTCACTGGATGCCACTACCAGAACCGCCACAGGAGTCGAAGAGTGAATAAAGCAGAGTTATTTCAGAAAATATCGGCTCTCGCGACTGAATGCCACGCTATAGCATCTGAGCTTGATGTTGGCGATGAACGAACCGAGATGTTCGAAATATACAGTGTGCTGCGCAATCTCTGTCGGCGTGGCTACGCCACTCAAGTAGGGCGAATGACTAACCCACTACTCTCATCCTGTGATGAGGATGACTCGGATGAGGATGACGAATGATGCATAAATCAGTAGCCGGTGAGTTTCAGAAGGAAGTCGATAATACTACCGTTCTATTGGACGATATTTTAAGCATTCTCGCGCTGCTTGAGGCTGGCGATTGGTCAGAACATTGCACTAAAACAGAGCTAGGCGGTCGGCTTGAAAGAGAGATTACACGACTTATTGGTGATGCGCAGGAAGCTACAGTCACTAGTTATGAGTTAATCGCTGAAGCCTGGCGTTTGATGGATGGACAAGATCCTAAAACCAGCGATTGGCATAGCAAGGCTTCGAAGTATTTAAATTCCAATAGGGTAGAAAAAGTTGATGATGTGAAACCGAAGCCAGTAGACCACGGTTTCCGCGATAACTGCGAATGCTCTAGTTGCCAGACCACGGCCCGTATTTGTTCCGAATTGACAGATAAGTCCAGCCTAATCTACGAAGTTAATGTAGGCGGTAATACATGGGTCGAATGCACAAGAGCTGCATACGTAAGAGCAAAAGACAAGGGTGAATTAACCAGAGTTGTTACCAATCACCCAAATAATGAGCTTAAAGATCACCAGATTCGAGAACTGGTGAACGAGTTGAGGGATATTGCGGTTCAGTACCACGGAACGCAGCAATTGCGGGAGAAGATTGCCAGAGCAGTGAACAACTCAGTCCGTAAAAAATAAGCAATAGTACGATAAAGAGGCCCCATGCTCTTGATGGGGCCTGTAGCAACTAGCGTTATGGACGCTGGTTTACGTACTCAATGATCGCTTTGATAATCGCGAACATCGGCGGCACGATTTTGAACAGTAAGTTAACCATAACAGGCCTCACTTAGTTTTATCGCGCCTAGCTGCAAATACCTTTGGGCTTGCCTTTGCAGTTGCAATATCTGTAGTCGCCAGATACTTACGGCACGATTTCGAGTTAAGGTAAGGTTTTAGAGTCACCAAAAACCTGGACTTAAATCTTCTTTGAGAACAACGATGTTTAGTAAATGGTCATTATTACCTGGTATGACCACTCAACGTTTCTTGATGAATCCAGTACATTCGGTTAATCTTAATTCAGTCGCCAGATACTTATGGCTCAGGAACAGAGCCGCAAACTCTGTTTCCTTTTAAAAAGCCCAGCCTAGTCAACTGGGCTTTTTAATGTCTATTTTTAACCCAATGAACCTTCAATACCGCAACATCAATGTCTTGCGAATTAAGATAGTGTGTATAGGTTATACATGCAAGTGCATAACTCTGTGGATAACTCAGGAAGGAAAAAGTAGCTTCCGCGCAATTTAGGCCAGACAAGGCTTTCGCAAAAGTCAACGGAGAGAAAAAATTTGTTAAAAATAACGTTTGTTGGAATAGTATATATTTATGCCTTTCAATAGTTAGCATCTTATTAACATCTTTTTTAAGAGATAGAGTTCAAAAATATATAGCTTCAACATATACTGTATATATACACAGCATTAAGAGGCGAGTATTATGGGCTTCCCTTCTCCTGCGGCGGATTATGCTGAGAGCCGTATTTCTCTTGATCAGCAGATAATTAGACATCCTTCAGCGACCTACTTCTTGAGGGCAGCTGGTAGCCATCATCGTGAGGGAATATTGCAGGGTGCATTGCTGGTGGTCGATTCATCACTCACTCCTGTTGATGGATCTCTTCTTGTATGTGCTCTGGATGGGGAATATCGCGTAAAAAGATACCGGAAGTATCCGCGCCGCCATGATTGTCTTTCTCCTAATGCAGGAAAAGCAGAATGGCTAAATCATCAGCAGAGCGCAAAGCCGATCAGAGAGCCAAGCAAGCATCATCCGGTATGCGTAAGCTGGAGCTTGTACTTGATGCTCAGGAAATTGAAATGCTGGATCGTAACTGAGCCACGCGCCGCTTCAGGCATTCGCCTTGCGAGTTTGGTGAGTACATCGCGTTACTGAGCCGCCAGGATGATGCACATGTGCGCTGGCGTATAAAATCGATCAGCAGAAAACGTTGCGGTAAGTGCGGCGAGAGAGTTCCTGTTAATTCATGCCCGTGTAATGGTGACTCACAATGCTGGGTGACCAAAGGCTGGCACGAAACAAAATTAATGATATAAATCTCTGTGACATGTCACGGAGGCGGCAATGAAATTAGACCAGCAATATCTAAAAGATCTACTTATCGCATTCGAAAAAACTCGTGGCCCTGACACGATGCTTAGTGAACTAGAGGATAATGGCTTTAATAGATATGACCAAGATTTTATTTTCCATATGCGATTATTATATGACTACGAATTAATAGTCAGGGTTGATGGAAAACCTGGGTTCGGTCATATAATGTCCAAAGCGTTAGGGGAAGGTGTTGGATATAGTTGGATCGAAGTACCACTGAGGTTGACAGCAAGAGGGCATGATTTTATTGCTGACTTACGTCAAAAGGATGTCTGGCAAGCTATAAAAACAAACTTTAAGGATGAGGGAATTAGTACACTTATGAGTGTTTCAAAATCACTAGCAAAAGGCTTTGCAAGGAAAAAGATAAAAGATATTACAGGAATAGATATTGAATAATTCTTAGCATCAAGCAACTACTGCCTTTGGTGGAAATTATATCTGAACTCGCTACGGCGAGTTTTGTTTTATGGAGATGATAAATGCACTTCCGAGTCACAGGTGAATGGAATGGAGAGCCATTCAACAGGGTTATCGAAGCAGAGAACATCAACGACTGCTATAACCACTGGATGATATGGGCGCAGATAGCGCATGCAGACGTAACCAATATTCGAATTGAAGAACTGAAAGAACACCATGCCGCCTGATGGCGGTTTTTTATTGGAGACAAGAAATGTCAGATTTGGCTATGAAGGTTTTGAAATGGCAATCGACTGGCGATGTCGGCATCAGTAGCGCAACTCTTGCCTCAATCGCATGTGGACTGAAAAAGAATATCTATGGTCATAGCTTCGGTGCTCCACATGACGCAGCCGATTTCCGGCGATGCGTTGCACTTGTTGAGCAGATTCCAGAAATCAGAGATTCATTCGACAAGGTTGCAAAGCGCGTTCCGGCATTCAAAGGCATCCTCAACGAATGGGATTCTCTCGTTGCTCTGTTGAAGTCTGAAATGAAGATACACGGAAACAAAGCACCAGAGACTTACAGAAGAATCAGCGAGCTACGCAAGGACTAACCACAGTCTCACACTCGATGAGGCCTGTTCATTTCTCAAGATATCCAGACCTACCATTGCTGCATCAATGCGGCTTTTTATTGCCTGATTTGCAGGTTCGATTCCCTATTCGGAGATAGCACTCATGCAACACGAACTACAGCCTGATTCACTGGTTGATTTGAAATTCATCATGGCTGATACTGGCTTCGGTAAGACCTTCATCTATGACCGGATTAAGTCCGGCGACCTGCCTAAAGCCAAAGTTATCCACGGACGAGCAAGATGGTTATATCGTGACCATTGTGAATTCAAAAATAAGCTCTTAAGCCGCGCCAATGGGTAAAATAGCGGGTAAAATATTTTTCACATCTAAAAAATACCATTCCAATCAATCCCCTGCCGCGCCAAGTAGATGCCTGCAGGGGACACCAGATACCCTTCAAACGAAATCTACCTTCACCCCGTAAAAGATGGGTTTGGCAGCACACTTGCCTTATATCTACTCATTTTTACTGCAACAGGTTGAAATCTCAGCACTGTCAGAAAGCGCTGATGACTAAACAGCCCTGGGCCGGGCGATGTAACCATCACACAGAATCCTGATAGCGAAATATGGCGTGACTCGATACTTCACTCCGCAATGCATTCCTTGATGAATTCGCAGGACCGTGATACACGGGACAGGTCACTGAATGACGACAATGTCCTGGAAATCAGCGAACCGCGCATCTGAAGTACATTTGAGCGACTGTACCAGAACATGAATGAGGCGTTTGGATTAGGCGATTATTAGCAGGGCTAAGCATTTTACTATTATTATTTTCCGGTTGAGGGATATAGAGCTATCGACAACAACCGGAAAAAGTTTACGTCTATATTGCTGAAGGTACAGGCGTTTCCATAACTATTTGCTCGCGTTTTTTACTCAAGAAGAAAATGCCAAATAGCAACATCAGGCAGACAATACCCGAAATTGCGAAGAAAACTGTCTGGTAGCCTGCGTGGTCAAAGAGTATCCCAGTCGGCGTTGAAAGCAGCACAATCCCAAGCGAACTGGCAATTTGAAAACCAATCAGAAAGATCGTCGACGACAGGCGCTTATCAAAGTTTGCCACGCTGTATTTGAAGACGGATATGACACAAAGTGGAACCTCAATGGCATGTAACAACTTCACTAATGAAATAATCCAGGGGTTAACGAACAGCGCGCAGGAAAGGATACGCAACGCCATAATCACAACTCCGATAAGTAATGCATTTTTTGGCCCTACCCGATTCACAAAGAAAGGAATAATCGCCATGCACAGCGCTTCGAGTACCACCTGGAATGAGTTGAGATAACCATACAGGCGCGTTCCTACATCGTGTGATTCGAATAAACCTGAATAAAAGACAGGAAAAAGTTGTTGATCAAAAATGTTATAGAAAGACCACGTCCCCACAATAAATATGACGAAAACCCAGAAGTTTCGATCCTTGAAAACTGCGATAAAATCCTCTTTTTTTACCCCTCCCGCATCTGCCGCTACGCACTGGTGATCCTTATCTTTAAAACGCATGTTGATCATCATAAATACAGCGCCAAATAGCGAGACCAACCAGAAGTTGATATGGGGACTGATACTAAAAAATATGCCGGCAAAGAACGCGCCAATAGCATAGCCAAAAGATCCCCAGGCGCGCGCTGTTCCATATTCGAAATGAAAATTTCGCGCCATTTTTTCGGTGAAGCTATCAAGCAAACCGCATCCCGCCAGATACCCCAAGCCAAAAAATAGCGCCCCCAGAATTAGACCTACAGAAAAATTGCTTTGCAGTAACGGTTCATAAACGTAAATCATAAACGGTCCGGTCAAGACCAGGATGAAACTCATACACCAGATGAGCGGTTTCTTCAGACCGAGTTTATCCTGAACGATGCCGTAGAACATCATAAATAGAATGCTGGTAAACTGGTTGACCGAATAAAGTGTACCTAATTCCGTCCCTGTCAACCCTAGATGTCCTTTCAGCCAAATAGCGTATAACGACCACCACAGCGACCAGGAAATAAAAAAGAGAAATGAGTAACTGGATGCAAAACGATAGTACGCATTTCTGAATGGAATATTCAGTGCCAT